AGATAAATATATAAATAAAAAGAATAAATCTGTTAATCCTATGATTTGCACACGATTACCTGTTTTAAAAGAAGAAATTGAAAAACAAATAGAGAAAATTAAAAATGAAGAAAATACTGAATTATTAGAAATAATTAAATTATATTATACAGGATATAATTGATTTAGAATTAAATTAACTATATATATTAATTATAGCTATGGGAGGTGCTTTAATGAATCTGGTCAGTGAAGGACAACAAAATGTTATCTTAAATGGTAATCCGTCAAAAACCTTCTGGAAAGGTGTTTATCAAAAATACACAAACTTTGGTCTCCAAAAATTTCGCGTAGACTTTGAAGGCTCACGCACTTTGCGTCTTAATGAAGAATCTACATTTACCTTTAAAATGCCCAGGTATGGAGACCTTCTTATGGACTGCTATCTCAGCGTAGAGCTTCCGAACATATGGTCACCTATCATGCCGCCCCAAGAGGTTGTAGATTCAGAAGGTAACCCAGTATACACACCTTGGGTAGGATATGATTTCAAATGGATTGATAATATTGGAGCACAAATGGTAAGCAAAATATTAATAACTTGCGGAAATCAAACACTCCAACAATATTCCGGGCAATATCTTTTATCGGCAGTTCAGAGAGACTTTACCTCAGGTAAGAAAGCATTATTCGACCAAATGTCTGGAAATGTACCAGAGCTTAATGACCCTGCAAATGCGGGCACACGTGTAAACGCCTATCCTAATGCTTATTATACTACAAATCCAGCAGGGGCTGAACCAAGTATTAGAGCCAGAATAATTTATATTCCATTAAATTCATGGTTTGGATTAAAAAGTCAAATGGCTTTTCCTTTAGTGGCCTTACAATATAATGAATTACATATAACAGTTACATTTAGACCAATCAATGAATTATTCAGAATTCGTGACGTTTTTGATTACACAAATAATTTCCCCTATATTGCTCCAAACTTTAATCAATATTATCAACAATTTTATCGATTTCTTCAACCTCCGCCTGATATTGCGTTAGGTCCTACATCATACATTGATACAAGAACAATTTGGAACTCTGATATAAATTTAAATTGTACTTATGCTTTTCTCTCTAATGATGAAAACCAACTCTTTGCTAAGAACGAACAAAAGTATTTATTCAAGCAAGTACATGAGAATGTTTTCTACAATGTAACTGGACCAAATAAGATACAACTAGACTCAATGGGTTTAGTAACAAGTTGGATGTGGTATTTACAGCGAAGTGACGCAAACTTAAGAAATGAATGGTCTAATTACACAAACTGGCCGTATAATTATATACCAAATGATTTACAATTGGCGCCTACGGCTGGCAGTTATCCAAATCCTGACCCATCTCCACCTCCACCAGCAACGCCTACTCTTGGTCCAGGTGAAAACCCTGACGGAACTTTAAGTGGTCTAATGATTACTGGCGATTATAGTATGCAAAATATAAAGCAAATATTACTTGGTCTTGGAATCCTTTTGGACGGACAGTACAGAGAGAATATTCAACCTGCTGGAGTTTACAATTATATTGAAAAATACACAAGAACTGCTAGTAATGCTCCAGAAGGATTATATTGTTATAATTTTTGTTTGGATACATCACCATTTAATTTACAGCCATCAGGTGCGATTAATATGAATCGTTTCAATCAAATAGAGTTTGAGTTTACAACCGTTATTCCGCAATTGGACCCTTTGGCGCAAGTTTTAACAATTTGTGACCCTGAGACGGGTGATATTGTAGGTATAAACAAACCCACCTGGAGAATTTACGATTATAATTTCAATTTTGTTCTCTTTGAAGAGAGAATTAATATAGTTACATTTGTCGGTGGCAATGCTGGGTTACAATATGCTACTTAAAATAATACATAATATAAAAACTTGCACTTTATTTTAATAAGATAAACTTTTATAGTAATGATTATGTGATATATTTAGCCTAATATTTTTTAAATTTTCTCCTCCTACAGCGTAAGCCATAATTCTTTCATATATTCCTCCAATATGACCGAAATGAGTTTTATTTGGGTATTCAATACACCAAGGATAAATTTTGTCGTATAATTGTGTAATCCATTTCATTATTTTTTCGTAAATTTCACTTGGAATAATATAACTATTACCCAGCGGATAATTATAATTCTTATTAAATGGTTTTTTATAAAATTTTTCATAATCTTTAATTATATAGTTTAGTGTATTTATTTCATTCCATGATTTATAACTGCAAAAATTAAAATCAAAACTAGAGCAATAAAAAGTCGTCTTTATTTGAGTTATATTTTTTTTAAAAAACTCTATTATATTATCATTAAATATCATATCATATTGGAAAAACCCTATATATTTATATTTTTTATGTAAATTATTAGTGTATACATGGTATATTGCCGAATTTTCATTATATCCTCTCTCTTGAAATGTTTTATCATAAATAGATAATTCCCATTCATTCACAATTTTATATTTATTTTGTGTATAGTGTTTTTCTATATTTTCATTGACAGCATAAAATGTAAAATATTTATAAAGAATATCATCTGGTATATTTTTATAACATTCATCAAAAATATTTTTATGAAATACAATAAAAATTTGAATATCATTACCTTCCATTATATAAAAAAATAATATTTTAAATAATGTTTTCAAACTAAAATAAAATGGATAAAATCCATTTTTTTGTTTCAAATTTATAGTCATTTAATATAAAATGTATAAAATATGTATAATGTTTTTTGTTTAAGATAGAAATAAAAACACGTAAATGTGTAAACAAACAAACATGAAAACTGAAAATTGTTTAAAAATAAGAATCAAAAACTAAAGAATATTTCTTTAAGTTACTTTGGCAATATATTATTTAAATTTCCAGAAAAGTGTCGGAGAAAGTCAAAGGTAAAACTAAAAATGGACATTTTAAATGTCCATTTTTCAAAAGAGGCCTAAGACTTTCGGGAAAAAGTGTGGTTTTACTGCATAATTGAAAATTAGCGTCTCACGACATTTTATAAATTTTCCAAAACGTTAGCATAATTTTTTATTATTTAATTTGAAAAGTATTTAGGCATATTTTTTTGTAGCATTATATATATAAAAATGCTACAAAAAAATATGCAAAATATGCCATACAATTTTTATTGTAATAATTGTGACTATGGATGCTCTAAAAAATCTCTATATATGCAACATTTAAACACATCAAAACACAAAAATGCTACAAGTATGCTACAAAATGCTACAAATATATGCTTAAAAAATTTATGTGATTGTGGCAAGCAATTCCAACACCATTCAAGCTATTACAGACATAAAAAAAAATGTTCTCATGCTGTAGAAAAAGAAAAAATAGAAGAAATAGAAGAAGACCAAAATAAAATAATAGAATCTGAAAATAATAATATATCATCAGACTTGATAATAGAAATTATTAAACAAAATCAAGAATTCAAAGATTTGTTATTAGAGCAAAACAAAACAATAATAGAGTTATCAAAAAATAACAGTACAACAAATATTAATAATTCAAACATAAATAGTAACAATAAAACTTTTAATCTTCAGGTATTTTTAAACGAAACTTGTAAAGATGCAATGAATATAATGGATTTTGTTGATTCGATTAAAATTCAACTATCCGATATCGAAAGCATAGGTGAATTAGGTTATGTTAATGGAATGTCTAAGCTTATTATTAAACATTTGAATGCATTGGAAGAAAATATGAGACCAGTCCATTGTAGTGACCCGAAAAGGGATTCATTATATGTTAAGGATAAAAATGTTTGGGAAAAAGAAGACCCAGAAAACAAGAAAATTAAAAAGGCTATCAAATACATTTCTAATAAGAATATTTGTGCGTTACCTGAATGGAAAGCAAAGTATCCAGATTGTATTTATAGCGACTCAAATAAAAGCGACCAATATAACCATATTGTTCTAGAAGCAATGGGAGGTTCTGGAGATAACGATGCAGAAAAAGCAGATAAAATAGTAAAGAAAATAGCAAAGGTGGTAACAATAGATAAATAGATAATTTATCTCAAGTAAGCGTTAGATGGAAGAGGGCCTTCATCAACAAACTGACCTGTAAGTGAATAACGGTCAGGATAAGAAGGCATATTTTTTAATCCAGAAGGTTTATATCTATCATCAAATAATTTACGCCCTTTGATAAATTTACTAGACCATTTATCTATACCAAAATCAGGCATAGCAGGTTTTTCAAATTTATCCTCAGTAACAATCCTGGCTTGAGTTCCAAACCCAGTAGTTAAAGGAGAATAATTAGGCGTAACTCCAGCAGTTAATTTTCCGGAATCATCATCACCAATAATATTTTCTCCAGTACTTGGTGAAAGCGGAGGCACTTGTGGCTCACAACCAGGGCAATCTATATCTGAAAAGCATTGTTGACCTGTAATAGAGCAACGATTAGGAGGGCCACACATATTTTTACAGCTTGTAGTTGTTGTTAATGGCACATCTACATTATGATTTGTATCTGGACTACCTGTATCACGATTCGGCCGCACATAAGGGTCAAATCCTTCAACAAATGGTTGTCCGGTTAATTTAACATAATTATTTGTAACTAAATAATTAATCCAATTAAATATATATATTAAAAGTAAAAAGCTAATTAA